CGCAATTTGCCGGAATGCAAGCTGGCGGCGCCCCCACCCTTGGTGGCTCTGCTGGCGGCGCGCTGGCTGATATCCAAGAGCTGCAAAAAGCCTTGACGGCCAGCAACTACCAGACCGATGTGTCTACATTGACAGGCGGTGGTGCCATGGGCATCCAGTCCCTGGACACCGCCATGAAGACCGTGGTGCAGGAAGAAGAGCACTTTGTGCTGTTCAAGAAGCTGCAGCAGACCAACGCGACGAACATCGTTGACGAATACACCCGTCAGAATTCCATTGGTGGCGTGCTTGGTGGTTCGACCAATTCTCAGATGGGCGTGGTCCGTTCTGCATCAGGCGACTACAGCCGTGAGATCGGCATGGTCAAGTTCCTGATGACCTTGCGTCAAGTTGGCTACGTGCTGAACATCGGTAAAAACATGGCTGAACCCATGGCTGTAGAAGAGCGCAACGGCGCATTGCAGTTGCTGACCGATGCTGAGTACTTGTTGTTCAACGGCAACGCAGCCGCCTGCCCGACGCAGTTTGACGGCATCTTCACCCAGATCGACGCCGCTATCGCTGCTGGCAAGTGTTCGTCTGATCACGTTGTCAACCTGAACGGCGCGGCACTGACATCTGTTGAACCTTTTACTGCCCTACAGGCGGCCATTCAGGACTACGGCAATTGGGGTCGAATCACCGAGACGTTCCTGCCGACCGCCGTGCAGACTGACCTGAACCTGGGTCTTGATCCGGCCTTCCGTTGGAGCACGCAGCAAAACACCACGCTGACCGTGGGCGGCCACGTTGAAGGCATTCGCCTGACTGAAGGTGTGTTGAAGACCAACATCGACACGTTCCTGCACCATGGCGACTTCCCGATGACCAAGCCGATTGAAGTGACCTGGCCTGCCACGGCGGTTGCCAATGCCGCTTTCAAACCGGTTGCATTGGCTGGTGTTGCCGCTGCTGATGCCACTTCAACAAGCACATTCAATGCAGCACGCGCTGGCAACTACATCTACGCTGTTGCTGGTGTTGGCCCAACTGGTGAAGGCAATTCCGCCATCACTATTTCGGCGCAGGTTGCGGTAGCTGCTGGCCAGAAGGTGACCTTGACCATCACCCCGTCCGCTGGTGGTACGGAGTCTGGCTATGCCATCTACCGCTCGGCGCAAAACGGCGCTGGTGCTGTGGCCTCTGACTTCCGTCTGGTGAAGGTCATCCCGAAGGCTGCTACGTTCGTGGACTTCAACCTGGATATTCCCGGCACGGTGTCAGTGCCTTGCTTGAACATGAACGCTTCCAGCGATGCAATCGGCTGGCGCCAGTTCCAACCAATGACCAAGATTCCGCTGCCGTTTGGTATCGGTGGTGTTCCGGTGAATAGCTGGTTTCAGTTCCTCTTTGGCTACCTGCGTGTGACCAAGCCGAAGCACCATGGATACATAAAGAACGTGCTACCCAGTAAAAGTACATGGCGGCCGCACGGGTAAAAGCAATTTGGCGACCGTTTACTTGGGCCGCGCCCAAGTAACAACACTTGACCTTCGTTAAGGAGCTATCATGAAAGTCACATGCTCGCTACCCAATGCCAGCGAAAACATCAACGGGATTGATTTCAAACGCCAAGAAGACGGTTCTGTCGTTGCTGTTGGCGTATCTGCTGGAGATGCGGAAAACTTTGGGCTGATCCCTGGGTTTACCGTTGAAGAAGACGAGCCCGTTACTGGGAAGACCAAAAAATCCAAGGTTGACCCGGTCGTTTAGCCAGACATCAATGCACCCAAAGCCCGCCACTGCGCGGGTTTTTTTGTGTCGTGACGCCACCATCGATGCATGAAATTCAACCTCATTCAGCCGATCAGTTGCGGCAATGCTGTGCGTTTAGTGGTGCAGCCCACGTTGGGAGAGACGAGCTGGCGGGTGCTGCGCAAAGAGTCCAACACCTTCACCGGCCCGGATGACCCATCTGCCTTCCTGGTTCACGATGGCTCCGATCGGTTTCTCACGGACGCCCGCTTGCTGGTCAATGGCATCACCTACCACTATGCGCTTTACGGCTATGCCATGGGCACATGGGGTTCGCCGGTCATCTCTACGGCAACACCAGGCGCAACGTTTGAGGATTTAGGCGTTGATGCGCAAGAGTTGGTTCGTGAACGCTTGGAATCCGGCCTGAACTCTATGTTGCAGCGCGGACTAATGGCTATCGGAAAGTCTTCCGTATCTGTAATGTCAATTCCTTTTTACACGCAAGGGTTGAAGCTTCCAGTCGTGACGGTACTTTACGGTGGTGGAACGGCGATTGGTCACGCATTGGGCGAGCAGATGTCAGCCGACTATGTGGATGCTGGTATCTGGCAAAGCGCACAGGGGTGGTTGGAAAACGTCACTTTGGACATTTCGGTTTGGTCTTTGAATGCTGCCGAAAGAAACACGCTCAGGCGCGCTATTGAGGCGGTTATTGCAGCCAGTCTTGGTGTTTTGGAAAGTCAGGGGCTCAACATGGTTGAGGTTCAGTCGGTACAGGACAGTGAAGATTTTTCGTCTATGAATGCGCCGATTTACCAGACTGTGATTCGTCTTGGGATGCAAGTGGTAACGGCTGTTTCTGATATTGATGGAAGTTTTGGAAGTGTGGAAAAAGTTTTAATAGGAGTTTGATATGGCTACTGAAAAAGCAGTTGAAAAGGTTGCCAGTGTTGAAGCGCCAGTTGTGCTGGTCAATAGTTTTGACTTGACGCTGGACGAATATTGTCTTCGGCTCTCGGCGGACAAGGTTTCCCCTGAAATGATTGGTGGGTTTCACCATTCGCAAGTTGCCTCTGGCAAAACCAGCGCAAGCTCTGCGGCATTTGCTGCTGCGTTTGAAGCATTCAAAAAACAACCGGCTTAAGGAGTAAATCATGCCTGTATTTTTCAATGGCCGCTTGTGGACTTCGCCAGCCACCATGTCCGTGGTGGACGATTCCAAAATGTACAGCCGTGGGCTTTCGGTTGGCAACAACCTGGCCTTGATTGGCCGTGCATCTGGCGGACAACCCGCCACCCCCTTGAAATTTGGTTCTGTTGCCGAGGCCAAGGCTGTGTTGCGCGATGGTGATCTGTTGCGTGCCATTGAGCGCGCCTTCAATGCGTCCTCTCAAAGTCCTGGCCCAGCCATGATCACAGCCATTCGCGTCAACCCGGCAATTCAAGCCAGTTTGGTTCTGAAAGACTCGTTTGCCACAGATGCTATCAATCTGGTTTCAACCAACTATGGTCTTCTGGACAATCAGATCAAAGTCAAAGTTGAGGCGGCAACCACAGCCGGTTTGAAGCTGACAACCCAATTTGGCACTGCCTACTATTCGGCAGACAATGTGGCGCGTAACGCGTTTTCTGTGCAGTACTCCGGTGCTGGAACGGGAACCATGACGGTCAACAACAGCACCGTCACATTAACGCTCAACAGTCTTGTCACCAACATTGATCTTGCCACTTACTCAACCGTTCAGTCATTGGTGGATCGCATCAACTCATTGGGCGAAATCGCTGCCACCGTGCTTGATGGCAATGGCGAGAAGCCATCGCTCAAAGGATTGGATGGCGTGACCACGCAAGATATCAAAACATCTTTGTACACCGCCACGGCAAACTTGCAAGCTGCTATCGACTGGTTTAACTCGTCCAGCGAGGGATTTGTTACCGCCAGCCGCCCGGCCAACGCTACCAATGTTCCTGTTGCGGTTGCTTTCACCTACTTGTCTGGGGGCTCGGATGGCTCAGTGACTAACACGGAGTGGGAATCTGCTTTTGTCGCCCTGCAAGGTGTCGATGCTCAGTGGGTTGTTCCTCTGTCGGGGTTGTCTTCAATCCACGCCATGGCCGATTCCCATGTGGCCTTCATGAGCAATGTCTCTCGGATGGAGCGTCGCGCAATTTGCGGGACTTCGTCTGGCACCACCGATTCCGCCGCGATTCTTGCTGCGAAAAACATCAACAGCGACCGCACGTCTCTGACCCACCTTGGCATCTATGACTACGATGCCAGCGGTAACCTGGTGCTGTTTGAGCCCTACATCGCTGCTGCTTTGATTGCCGGTGCATTTGCTGGCCTTAACCCAGGCACCGCCATGACCAACAAGGCGCTCAAGATTCGCGGTTTGGAGCGCAAGCTGCGCAATCCGACCGACACGGACGCCTTGATCACTGGTGGTGTGTTGTGCCTAGAAGATACACCGAACGGCTACAAAATTGTTCAAAGTATCACCACTTGGCTTCTGAACGGGAACTACAACCGCCGTGAGATTTCGGTCGGCGTCGCTCTGGACTTTGTCATGCGCAACGTTCGCAATGCGGTAGATGAAATTCGCGGGTTCAAAAACAACCCGATCCAGATGAGTCTGGCAGTTGAGCGCACCGAATCCACGTTGCGCGAGCTGGCTCGTCCTGAACCGTCTGGTCCTGGCGTTTTGGCTGGCGATGAAGTCAGCCCGCCTTACAAAAACATTAGCGCATCGGCGGATGGCGACATTTTGCGGATCGAATTTCAATGCAGCCCAGTGATTCCGATCAACTACATCCCCGTTACCTGCTATGCAGTGCCGTGGAGCGGTTCTTCAAAGGCAGCTTGACATATTCAAACAATGTCAGGATGGCCTGGCATTGTTTGATGTGATCATCATCTAAAAATTTGCATCAACACCAAAAGAGGAAGTTATGGCAACCACCAACATCAAAGTCCGCACCGGTAACCGTACCGTGGTGCTTCTGGATGGAAAGCAAGTCGGGCTGATTCAATCAGTGCGGTCAAGTGACAGCTACGGACTTGAAGCCGTCGGTGGCCTGGGCGATATTCACGTTCAGGAGCACGTCCCAACCACTGCAACCCATTCTCTGTCGATCCAGCAGTTGGTTCTGTACACTGGAACTTTGCGCCAGCTTGGCCTGTCGCTCGAAAATGGTGACGAAGCCCTTAAAGGCACGGTTTTTGACATCGTCACCATGGACAAAAATGGCGAAACCCTGCGCAAATACACCGGATGCAGCTATGACTCCGGTGATCTTGAAGTCAGCGCCCATCGCGTGATCAGTTCCAGCTGCCAATTCAAGGCGCTTGATGTCTCTGGCAAGGCTGCGTAATGCGTGCTGCTGCTCAAAACGACTACCAAGTACAGATCGACGGCTTGGGGTCGTTCACATTTGGTCGGCGCACCATGCGCGACGAATTTGCCATTCACGCCGAATACTCTAGGCTGACCGAGGGTGTTGAAAACCCAACCTACTTTTTGGCCTCGTTTGCTGAGTATTTTTCTGTCTTGAAAGTGCTCACTGTAGTGGCCCCTGGCGGTTGGGACATAGAGACCATTGACCCGCAAGAGGACGCCTCCCTCGCACAGATGAAGTCGGTCTATGCCGCCTTGCGTGCGAAGGAGGCTGATTTTCGAAGCAAGCCTGGAACGGCGGTGTAAAGACGTCGCCAAGGCTGCATCTGGAACAGTGCGGTTCTGGTACAGGCGCAAGTACAACCTACC